AGAGCATTCTAGATACCATAAAAGATAAATAGTAGTATGGCTACCAAAATAGATCAAATAGGTTACAACAACCGAGACGAACTTATCAACGAGATAGGGTTGCGTCTTGCAGATGGTATGGTTGATGTCGAATTAGACAGAGATCATTATGACGTTGCAATTAATAAAGCAATCGCAAAATACAGACAACTTAGTTCAGGTTCAGTCGAAGAAGCAGTTATTTTTATACAAACACAGGCAGGTGTTACAAAATACACATTGCCAGATGAAGTTATTGATGTAAAAAGATTGTATAGACGTGGCATCGGTACTAACAGCGGCGGCGGAACAAACTTTGATCCATTTGACGTTGCATTTAATAACATGTACATGCTACAAGCAGGACAAATAGGTGGACTTGCTGTATTCGATGCGTTTGCACAATACAAAGAAACTATTGGTCGTATATTTGGTAGTGAGTACAACTTTAACTTTAACAGAAATTCAAAAGAATTAACTATTCTAAGAAACGTAAATCACGCAGAAGATATTGCAGTAGGAGTACATAACTTCATTCCAGAAAGTGTGCTAATAAAAGATGTATATGCAAGTGACTGGTTAAGTGCTTATGCTTTAGCCCAGAGCAAAATGATGCTCGGCGAAGCAAGAAGTAAATTCCCAGGCGGACTACCAGGACCTGGTGGCGCAACTACACTAAATGGCGATGCTTTAAAAACAGAAGCCCTTACTGAACTAGACTCATTGATTGCTGGACTCCATAATATGGAAGAAGGTAATGCTCCGCTTGGTTTTGTTCTTGGATAGAGTTAATGAACAATTGTTTTTGTGAACTACCTGACTTAGACAATCCCTTCACTGTAGACGATATTTTGTGTGAAGAAGACTTGGATCTTATACACAATTATTCCCAACAATCGAATTTAGGTGCTGACAAAGTACAGTGGCACGATTCAACATCAGATTTTTATACAGGCAAAGAGTTTAAACAAAACTTTAGTGGAGTAGGCTATATCACTGACAAAAAAGTTATGCGTACATTAAACGAGTTTGTTAGAGATAACTTTCCAGATGAATTTATTAAACGCATGTGGTCAAGTGGAATAGGGCATCAGTTTTTTCCTTGTACATTATTAGCATGGAATGATCCTAGTGATTGGCACTGTGAAGGAATACAGTACCCTGCACATAATAATCCTATTGTAACTGAGCAACGTTTTAGTACAGTTTGCAACTTTAGATTGATAGGCGACCCAGTAAATTCTCAAATACTGTTTGCTGATGGCGATGATGTATTGCAACAAGCCACTGAAGAAATTGTTACAGATTATATCAATAAGGATGTTGTAGGGCAAAAGTCAAAAAATATATTTAATAATATCAAACCTAGATCCTACACAGTAGATAAAAGTTTAATGACAAGCAGTCCTAATGATTATTTCTGTAAGCCAGAAGTTTGGGAACCACATTTAACACAAATAGCAGTAAAAGAAGGATTCAATAATCCTTTCCTGCTCAATTTAGCCAAGTGGCACAAAGTAAAAATAGAGGACAACACACCAAGAGTAACACTACGACTTATGGCTGAAAAGGATATTCCGTTCAGTACATGGGAAAAAATGGTTGACAACGGAACCTTTTTAAAGTAGTATTACTGTAAACATAACATAAGTATTGGCATGAGTAATTTAATAGGCATTTGCGGATTCATAGGTAGCGGTAAAGACACTGTAGCAAAAATGTTCGTAGAACAAGGATGTGTACAAGATAGTTTCGCGGCACCATTGAAAGATATGTGTGCAAGTATATTTGGATGGCAAAGAGAAATGCTAGAAGGCGATACTATGGACAGTAGAGAGTTCAGAGAAACAGCAGACTTATACTGGACTAGAAAATTAGGGATTGATAACTTTACTCCTAGACTTGCATTACAGTTGTTAGGCACAGATATTATGCGTACTCATTTTAGTCAAGACATATGGCTAAACAGTTTAGAATACAGAATAAGACGACAACGCCAAGATGACCTATGTGTAGTTGTTAGCGATGCTAGATTTAAAAATGAACTTAACATAATCAAGGAATTAGGCGGAGTAGTAATACATGTAAAACGCTCTGAGTTACCCGAGTGGTATGAAGTGGCTGTACATGCCAACAATGGTAGTGTAACAGCAAAACACACCATGGAGACTAAATACAGACATATACATGCAAGTGAGTGGAAGTGGGTAGGTTTCGAGTTTGACTATGAAATTGAAAACACAGGCACTTTAACAGACCTAGAAGCATCAGTTCTCCAAATATCATCCGATTTAACCGATAATACCTGAAAGCATTATAACAGATAAAATTTGCATATTTATCAAACCACCTATAAATTTAGAAAAGTAGTTGTATAATAATACCATTTACCCGTTGTTTTGATAAATATCTATACATAATACTATGTAGCGAAATTAAATTAGGAGATTATAATGGCAGAATTAGTATCACCTGGTGTTAGTATTAGTGTAAGTGATGAATCGTTTTACGCCTCAGCAGGCGCAGGAACAGTTCCTTTAATCGTCATTGCGACAGCTCAGGATAAGAGCAGTCCAACTGGCACAGGAACATCAGCATTTACTACTAAAACACAAGCAGGTAAATTAAAATTAATTACGAGCCAAAGAGAACTTTTACAGAACTTTGGTAATCCGTTGTTTTACAGCAGTGGTAGTACAGCATTAAATGGTTATGATCTCAACGAATACGGCTTACTAGCGGCCCACTCATTCTTAGGTTTGGCAAACAGAGCATTTATCGTAAGAGCGGATATTGACTTAGGTCAATTAGCCGCTTCTTCAACAGCACCAACAGGCGCTATTGCAGACGGTTCATACTGGTTTGACACAGCAAGTTCATCTTTTGGACTAAGAGAATGGTCAGGTACAGCATGGGTTAAAAAATCCGTATCAGTTGCAGATAAAATCAATATTAAGAGCGCCACCGGAGCACCAAAGCAATCATTTGGTCTTAACGGTGATTACGCAGTTGTGGCTAACACAGCCGCTGGCGGAACAGCAACAACAGTCAAGTACTTTGAAAAGTACAGTGATGACTGGTATGAAATTGGATCAGCAAGTTGGATCTCTGCTACAAGCAGTGACTTCCAGTTTGGAACACACCTTGCAGTACCAACTTTACAAAGTGATGGCGTTAGTGCGTTATCTTCAGGTGACGTTTTTATTCAAAAAACTACACCAAACACTGGCGTAGAGCTAAGTGTTAAATATTACAGCCTAGCAAGTAAGTCTTTCAGTGCAGTAGCAACTCCGTTGTTTTCAAACACTAATGCGGCATATACTTCAATAGGTACTGCTAATGTTTCAGTAGGCGACTTAATCGCAGTAGGTAATACTACAGCAAGTCTAACATTGAAAAGACATAACGGCAAAGCAACAGTAACTGGAACAGGTTCTGCGAAAACGGCAATTGATGTTTCAGGTAATGCAAACGTACAAGTAGTCTATAATGGCACAACTGTAAACGTAGCACTTACGGCTTCAATCAGTAGCACACCTGCTACATCAACAGTTGAAGATGCAGTATTTGATATTAACAGTGCATTATCAGGTGCAGGCGTTAGCGATGTAGTTGCTTCTGAAGGCGATGACACTAACATAGTGTTAACAGTTTCTTCAGGCAGAGATGTAGAAGTTAAAAGTCTACACGCAGACTTTGGTCCAAGTTCATTGGGTCTAGGCGCTGGCGCGGCAACGGCAGACATTACTTACTCTAACTTCGGTGATTTAAGTTACCAAGCAAGTAAGACAACAATTACAGGAACATTAGCGGAAGGTACTTACTGGTACGATGCAGGTGTTTCTTTAGCAAAAACAGATATCTTAGAAAACGATGCAAGTGCTGGTTGGCAGACACTTACTAAGGACTTACAAGTGGCTTCAACTGCTCCAAGCACTCAGAGTGATGGTACAGCATTAGTAGACGGCGATGTATGGTTAGATTCAGATGACACTGAAAACTTCCCAGCACTTTACAAAAGAGCTTCGGGTAGTTGGGTAGCAGTAGATGGTAAAGACCAAGTAACTGCTGAAGGTGTTATATATGCTGACTTTAGACAAACCAAATCAAGTTCCTTAGATGCAGATGCACCTTTAAGAACAGCATATCCACAAGGTATGTTAGGATTTAACAAACGTGCTTCAGCAGGTAATGTTAAAGAGTATAAGATTAATTATACTCCTGCAGGAACTAATATTGGCAACGTTTGGGTAGATGCTTCTATGAACCAAGTAGACGGAAGAATGTTTGGTTTAAGAAAAGCAGTACACAATGTAGTTAAAGTTGCAATGCAAAGTGCTATTGTTTCTAATGATGATCTTAGAAGTGAAATTAATGCTTTCAATCTAATATCCGCTCCTGGATTCCCAGAGCTATTAGATGAGATGGTTGCACTAAGTGGTGATAGAAGAAATACAGCATTTGTTGTAGGCGACACACCATTTAGACTTAAAGCAGATGCTACAAGCACTAAAAACTGGGCAACAAACGCCAATACTGCTAGTGAAAATGGCGAAGAAGGATTGCTAACAAGCTCTCCATATGCGGCAGTTTACTATCCAAGTGCTTTATCAACAAACTTAGACGGTACTAACGTAGTTGTACCACCAAGTCATGTTGCTTTAAGAACTCTTGCATTTAATGACCAGATTGCTTACCCTTGGTTTGCACCAGCTGGTTTCCAAAGAGGACTAGTACAAAACGCAACTTCAGTAGGTTATGTTAACGCAACTGATGGCGAGTACGTTCCAGTAACACTTAACGAAGGACAGAGAGATAATTTATACTTGAATAAAGTTAACCCTATCGCTTCTTTCCCAGGTAGAGGACTAGTTGTTTTCGGTCAGAAGACACTAAACCCAACTGCAAGTGCTTTGGATAGAATTAACGTTGCAAGACTCATTGTTCACATTAGAGAAAGACTTGACGATATCGTTAAGCCATTCTTGTTTGAACCGAACGATGATATCACAAGACAGAACGCAAAAGGCGTTGTTGATGGATTCCTATCTAACTTAGTAATCCAAAGAGGTTTATTTGATTATGTTACAGTATGTGACGGATCAAACAACACTCCAACAAGAATCGATAGAAACGAACTTTATATCGATATTGCGATCCAGCCAGTGAAAGCGATTGAGTTTATTTATATACCAATCAGAATCCAGAACACATTGGGTTCAACAGCGTAAGTTTAATTACTTAACAATAAAAAGGGGTCTTTTAGGCCCCTTTTTTTTGGTTTCGTTAAAACACACTATAACAAAAATGCTGTTAATTAGATAAATAACTGTAACATAAATCCAAAAGGATTTTAAGTTAGGAGAAAAACAAATGGCAATTTTTGGAAATACAAATAAGTTTGGTGTTCCAGTTGACGAATCCGGTACAGCAGGAATTCTAATGCCTAAACTCAAATTTCGTTTTAGGGTTAAGGTAGAGAATTTTGGTGCACAAGGAAACGCAAGGGAATTTACACAGAACGTTATGAACGTCAGTCGTCCTAAGATTAGCTTTGAGGAAGTAGAGATTCATTCGTACCAGTCAAAAGTTTATGTACAAGGCAAGCACACATGGGAAACTATGACATTAGTTATCCGTGATGACATTCAGAATTCAGTAGCCAGATTAGCTGGTAAGCAAGTTCAAAGACAGTTGAACCACTTTAATCAACAGGCGGCATTGTCCGGCACAGATTATAAGTTTAACACTAGACTTGAGATACTAGATGGTCAAACTACTAAACCTATGGAAACATGGGGACTAGAAGGATGTTTCTTACAGAATGTTGACTACAGTGATTCGGATTACACAACCAACGAACCCGTAACAGTTACACTGACTATCAGATTTGATAATGCAGTTCATGTTCCTGGTGATGGTGATGGTTCTGGTTCTACAGTTGCTGGTGGCGATGGCGAAATCTTCCCAGGAGAGAATGTATTCGGCGCAACATCTGACGGCATCACAGGGTAAGGTGGCTTAGGCTGGCTTTAACATAAGATGAGTTTTTTAAAGGATTTCTTTAAAATAATGGCAATGGAAATGGTTTCGTCCGTCAAGTATGATGGCTCAGAACCATTTCTATTTGACGAGAATCATGCAAAGCCTTTTAACCCGCAGAACACCCCGGTAAGACAGAAGTTTAACGGGTATGCTAATTTTTACTTTAATGGTGATGTTAGTGTGCCCGGTATTACTGATATGGCACAAGTTGGAGACTATACGGTATTCAGCAGTATGATCAAGAACAGTGATGTTCCTAGTGCCGAAATGGCGACCGACGTAAAAAATCAATACAACAAAAAACGAATTACAGTAACCCACGCAGAATTTAAACCTATTTCGATGTCAGCATACGACACCGTTGATAGTGCATGGGTTTTATTATTAATGAAAATGTATGCACATTTATTTACAAACCCAATGGGGCAATACGAATCTACAACCACAACGACAACTGACCCCAACGGCAGTGGTACTATTAGTACAACATCACTAAGTCCTAAAAAGATACCGTATGATGTAGTTCCTAGTGCAATACCAACAGGTAGCACAAACGGACCAACATACGGATTCAATTCACAATATAGTGATAACAACATGGGATATAATTTATTACCAGGTAATCAGAAGTACTTCTTAAGCCATATAGACATAGTTATGTTTCATGCTCAACGCTCGATTGTTTATACTATGTTTAACCCTATTGTAACAGGATTTACTGTAGATGGATTTGACCATTCGTCTGCTGATCCAGTAATGGTTAACATGGATATCCAGTACGAAAACTTCTCAGTAAAGCCTTTGGTAAACAGTTTTATACCCGAAGCTGATATGGAGCGTTTCCTTAAGGGCGGCGGCGATAAGTTAGAATACAAAAAACTTAGAGGCAAAGGTCCTTTACCCGGAACTGAAAGCGGTACTGCTATTGACACTAGAAATCAAGCATCGTTAAAAGAAAAGAAGGCAGAGTGGTTAACGCCTAAAGATGCAAACGCAGATGCAGTAAGCCGTTATTCACATGATCAGGGTACGTCAGACTTTTGGAAAACAGCCGGCGGAGGTAACCCTTAATGCTCAGCATGTATGAAACATTTGGTAACGAAATCAGTTACGAAAAAAGACGAGACAAATTAGTACAGTTCTTAAAGAACAGCACAATTGCTTTTCCTCTACCTGAAGCGAGTGTAGATATTTTAACCACAATGCTAGAAGGTCAGAACACAGCAGGAATGGACGCAACTAAATTACAAATGGTCGAAGGGCGTCTCACTGACATAGGATTTAATAAACCTACAGCGGCAACTCTTGCCCAAGCATTAATTAAAATTGCAGATCAACAAGGTGTACATCCTATATCTTATTTCGAGTTAAACGAAGACAGTATCAAACTAGCAGAAAATACTTATAAAGCATTAAACACAATTAGACCAAAAGGCAATCTTATTGGTTTAACAGTTGAGAAACAAAATAAATTCAGTAGAATTGCTAACGTAATCAGACCATAGAGACCGATATGGCGTCCAAATATTCCCAAGGAAAATACATTGTAGAAAATCCTAGTAAGTATATAGGAGCAAAGGCACCCTTTGCTCGTAGCAGTTGGGAAACGGCGTTTATGAGGTTCTGTGATAGCCATCCAAACATAATTAAGTGGGCTAGTGAAAACGTTAAGATACCTTATATGCATCCTTTTACAGGAAAAATAACTAACTATGTACCCGACTTTATGGTTCAATATGAAGATAAGAACGGTAAAACAAGAGTAGAGCTTATAGAAGTAAAGCCTAAAAGTCAAACAGTTATAGAAGAAGCAAGAGGCAGAGGTGATAAGATGGCAACACAAGTTAATGCTGTTAAATGGGAAGCCGCAAGTGCCTGGGCTAAAAGCAAAGGTATACATTTTAAAGTTATCACTGAAGATCAGATATTTAATAAGCCTAAGAGAACTACCAAACCAAGACGCAAAATGAGGTAGTCGCAAAACATTATCGAATTTTTTAGGTATAGACATTACAATAGGTAAATACTAGCATGACCAAGAAACTAGAAGAAGAATTTAATTTACCATCTATGGAAGAAGCATTGGCATCCGACGAAGTAGAGAAGTTCACTGAGGCGCCTAAAACAGCAGTTGTTGAAATAGCAGAAGTTGAAAAAGCACTTAGTAATGCAGAAAAGATAGACTATGCTTTAAGAAATGTCGAAGGACTAGAAGATCATAATATCGATATGGACAGTATTGCCACCCAGGCAGTTGATAGTTATCAGCAGTTAATGAATTTAGGAATGAATGTTAGTGATAGAGATGCAGGTGGTATTTTTGATAGTGCGTCGAAAATGTTAAAAACTGCCTTAGATGCTAAAGACAGTAAAATAAATTCTAAGTTAAAGCAAATTGATATGATGATTAAGAAAGCAAGATTAGATAGCAATGCTGGTAGTTATTCTAATGGGGATTCAAGTAAAGAGCAAACGTTTGATAGAAACGAGTTGTTAAAAATTATTAACAACAAAGATTAACCTTTCCTTTTTTTAATTATATATAAATATAATTTCAGTATACAGTTGTATCATGTACTGACCAACAAGGAGAAGTTATGAAAATAGCAACAATGTTGGGTATGATACTTTTGTCCACTTCGGTGTCTGCCCAAACAGTAATAAACTACGAAGATGGATCAACCTACACTCTCAAAAACAAAGAAAGCATTTACATTAGCAACAAAGATAATGTATACACTGCCACTGGCAGTATGAAAAATGCTGTTCGTTTTTTCAATGCAAAAGAGTGGAGTAAACGTGACTATGTTCCTGAGCCAGTAACTGGTGATGAACAATGCTGGGCATGGGCCGGT